AGAACTATTGAAAGAATTCAACGAATTATGGTTAGTGAGTTAAATAAGATAGCAATTATCCATCTATATATTCTTGGATTTAAAGATGAAGATTTGGTTAACTTTAGTTTGTCATTAACTAACCCATCTATGGTTTATGAATTGGAGAAGATTGGTCTTTGGAAAGAAAAGTCAAGTCTTGCAGACCAGCTGGTCGCGGGTAGATTTATGTCCCGCGAGTGGATTTACCAGAATATCTTCGAACTTTCAGATGAAGATGTTATTATTGAACAAGATAAAGTTCTTGATGATGCTAAATTTGAGGGTACGATTCAAAAAGTTACTCAAGATACCATTAATCCCCCACAACCAGAAATGGGTGGTGAAGAACCGCCAATGGAAGAGAACGCTGGGGACACGGATTTATATGATGCAGAGCAAAGCTTGGACGATGTTCAAAAATTAACAAAAAGTAAAAAGAAAATGGGCCGGCCGCCAGAAGGACATAAATACGGATCAGATAAAGATAAGCTTGGTCGCGATCCGTTAGGATATAAGGAAATTTTAGCGGCTATGGACGTTTTACCAAAAAATAAGAAAAATGGAAAATCCTTTGTGTCACCGGGGTTAAAAGAATCTTTAAAGGGATTAGATGTCTTCATAGACACCCCAGATCCTAAAATTTTAAAAGATTAATTGTTTTTAAAAATATAGACGATATTTAATATATAGACTTACTATAGGAAATTTATGAGCATAAAGCATAGTAAATACAAGAATACCGGAATTCTTTTTGAATTGTTGACACGACAGATTACATCTGATATTTTGTCGGGTAGAAAGGAACCTAAAGCTATTCCTATACTTGAAAAGTATTTTAATCGAAATAAAGAGCTAGGAAAAGAATTAGTTCTTTATTTATCTTTTTTTAATGGCAAAAAGTTAAGCGAAACCAAGTCCTTAGATTATATAAACATCGTGGTTGATCAGAGAAAGAAATTAGATAATCGTAAATTAAAAGAACAAAAGTATAATTTAGTTAAAGAGATTAAAGAAAATTATGATCTAGGGAAATTTCTTTTTAATAGAGTTCCTTCTTATAAAATCTATGCTTCAATTTATAAGAGTTTTGAATGTGCTGTTCAAGGATATACATATGAAAATGTCCGCGAACTCAGTTCAGCTAAATATACATTAGTTGAATACCTCTGTGGTGAGACTGAAAATAAGAATATTGTAATTGAAAGTGAAGTTGTAAATACATTAAGAGAACAAGAAGAGGATTTGAGATTGTTGACTTATAGATTAATTCTTGAAAAGTTCAATAAGAAATATAAGAAGTTAAATGAAGATCAAAAGAATCTTTTGAGAGAGTTTTTAAATAAGGGAACTGATACAAGTCATATTTTACAGTTAGCTAAAAACGAAGCTAAAAAACTTTCCGATTCTATTAATAAAAAAATCGAACATGTTCAGAATGATGTTCAAAAAATTAAATTAGCAGAGATTAGAAATCAATTAAATAATTTTGAATCGCTTAAATATGTTAAAAATAATCATCTAACTGCATTGATGATTGGTTATGAGTTGGACAACCAATTAAACAACTTCCAACCCCATGAATGAAGAATATCTTAGAAAATTTATTAGAGAAGTAATTCGAAAAGAGTTGGATGAAATAACTACAACCGCAAGTGTTGGTGGTTATTTGACTCCGCACGTGTTTGCGGGAAAATCTTTAATAAATAGAAAAAAAATAAAAGCTGTAGCCGAAAAGCTTGGATGGAAATTAACTAAGCGTGGTAAAGAAGCTCTTAATCGAAAAGTTGATGAGATTATCAATGAAGGAACTTCTAAGTACTATGCGTTTAGAAGTGATCAAGAAAAAACTTCTAGACAAAAAATTGGGTTATCAATTCGTGAAGCAAAAAAGGCACTAGGACGGGTTGATGCTCAATTAAAAATCTTATCAAGATATAAAAATGAATTTGGATATTCGTCAAGTAGTTATTGGAAGAGAACATTAAAAGATATTTATAAAATTGAAGAGAGATTAGTAAAAATTTCTCATAAACTGAGAGAGCTAAAAATATGAGTGACCGAAAGCTTTTAATAGAACAAAATCTTTTATATTATGATAATGAACTTATCAATGAAGCACGTGATACGAGTAAGCCTCTTGTGTTGCGACATGTCACTTTACAACATGCAAATTCAAAAAATCAAAATGGTAGAATTTATCCAAGAAAGATTTTAACAAAAGAGGTGATTCGATATGGCAAAGAATTTGTTGAACAGAATCGTGCTTTGGGTGAATTAGACCATCCCGAAAGTCCAATAGTTAATTTAAGAAATGTTTGTGCTAATGTTACCAAAATTGGCATGAATGGAGATTCTGTGGTGGGAGATATGCAAATTCTTTCAACTCCTGCTGGTAATATCGTCCGCGAACTTGTTAAAAATAATATTCGGCTCGGTGTAAGTAGCCGCGGGATTGGTACTGTAAAAAATGTTAATGAAGATACTCTTGAAGTTCAAGAGGATTATAATTTAATTTGTTTTGATGTAGTTTCCAACCCATCAACCCCAGGTGCTTTTATCAATGAAAGTATTGATCCTATTCCCCAACTTATTTTAAATATTGATTCGTTGATCTATGATTTCTTAGCAGAAGTAAAATGACCACGAATCGGGACGTTCTTCGTAGACTAGGAATTCTTCTTAAAGAAGCATCTTATACTAAGAAAGTTTTAGAAACATTAGGTAAAGCTGCTACTGATACATTAGTAAACAAGTTGATGTCCGATGAAAATTTTGATTTGAGAGGGTTTTTTGAAACTCATAAGAAAATTTACGAATCGGAAAGATTAGAAAGAAAGATACATCAATTGTGTGAGAAAAAAATTGGTGGAAACTTCAAGGGTGAACCTGTAGATGCGTTTTCTGCTTTTATGGTTTCAAAGGTCTTGAAAAGTCTTACTGATGAACAAAAATCCCACCTTTTATCAAAACCCATTAGAGAGGTTATAGCCATTTCTTATAAATTGGCCGCACGAACGGAGTTTTAAAATGAACGTTCGTGATGTAATGAAATCTTTCCACATCCAAGATACTCTTAATAAGAGCGTTTGGGAAGAAGATAAGACTTTAAATAAGAATGTAAGAAAGATCTTATTAAAGGTATCTCAGAAGTTTATCGAAGATTGGAATATAGATAAAAAGGTTAAAATTCAAGATATTAGATTTACAGGTAGTTTAGCAGCTTATAATTGGTCAAATTATTCTGATATAGATTTACACATTATTGTTGAGTATAAAGATCTTAATAAGGATTTAAATTTGGTTTCAAGATTTTTTACTTTAATGAAAGCATATTGGAATATTAAACACGATATTAAAATTGATGGATATGAAATAGAAGTGTATGTAGAAGATGTGTCGGAAAAACATACGGCAACAGGACTTTATTCTGTTTTAGAGGATAAGTGGATAAAAGAGCCAAAACCAATTGATGCTGTTTTTGATGAAGACGATGTTTTGACGAAATCAAAATATTTCTTTAATTTATATAATGATGTTTTATTAAAAAAGTATAAGGAAGGAAAATACTCAGAGGTCATTCAGGTAATTGAAAAGACAAAAGAAAAGATTAGAAAGATGAGAAGTTCTGGTTTAGCTAGGGGTGGAGAATTTTCAACAGAAAATTTAGTTTTTAAAGTTTTAAGAAGAACTGAGCTTTTGGGAAAAATGAATGATTTGAATGTAAACTCTATAGATAAAAAATTATCTGAAAGGAAAAAAATGTAAAAATGGTATTTGTAAAAGTTACGGGAAATAATCTACAAAAGGCTATTGGGATTTTTAATAAAAAAGTCAAACAAGCGGGCATAATCCAAGAGATTTATCGCAGACGGGAATACTTAAAGCCTTCTGTAAAACGAAAATTAAAGAAAGAAGAAGCTATCAAGAATAGAATCAGAGAAGAGAAGAAAAAGCGAAATAATAAAAAATATAATAAATTTTAATTTTTCTAAAATATAGATGATATATATTAATAGAGTGCGCCTAATGTTAGGCGGTTTTTTGTATTATACAATACCAAATAAAGACTCAAATAGTCTTTTAAATTACAAGGGGTTTAAAAATGGCAGAATTTACAAACGATTTACTCAGAGAAGCTATTGCTGATGCAGAGCAAGTTCGCGAAACCGCTATTGCAAATGCAAAGTTACAGCTTGAAGAGACAATCGCTCCTACCATTAAGGCAGAGATAACAAAAGCTCTTTCACAATCAGAAGAGGAAGTCGAAGAAGCACACGATCCACAACGTGGTGCACGTGCTCAGGACTTTGCTGAAGTTGGTGAGGGAGTAGAAGCGTCTGATGAAGTTGAAATCGTCAATGAGGACGAAGTTTCAGAAGAAACCGAAGAGATTTCGGAAGAGGTTGAAGAGGCTGAGTCGGTGGACGAGATTGATATTACCGTCCGCGGAGCCACAACTACTGTTAGTGGACCGGAACTTAATGCACCCACTGTTCGTGAAGAGGATGAAGAGGAAGTGGAAGATGTGGATGATGTGGATGATGAGGAAGCTGAAGAGGACGAAGATCTTGAAGATTTAGACCTTGAAGCTATTATCCGCGAACTTCAACGTGAAGTTGATGCGCTTGGTGACGATGACGATGACGATGACGATGAAGAAGTTCCCTCGCTTGAAGATGATGACGAGGAGGAAGTTGAAGAAGGAGATGAAGAGGAAGAAGTTGAAGATGGAGAGGAAGAAGTTGAAGATGAAGAGGATGAGGACGAGGAGGAAGTTGAAGAAGACCTCGACTTAGACGCCATTCTTCGTGAAATTGAGGCCGAGATGTCTGATGAAGATGACGCCGAACTGGCCCAGGAAAATACGAGACTACAAAGTGAGCTGGACGAATATCGTAAAGCTGTTGAATTGCTTCGCGGAAAGCTCAATGAAGTCAATCTTCTAAATGCTAAGTTACTGTTTACAAATAAGTTGTTTAAGGGTAAGGAACTATCACAAGAACAGAAAATTCACGTTGTCGAAACGTTTGATCTTGCTATGACAATCCGTGAAGTTAAGCTTCTCTATGCTACATTAGCTGAAGCTACGATTAACGTTAACGTTCCTGCTAATAAAAAGAAGCAAACTACTTCCTCAACGGAAGTTATTGCTGAGGGTATTGCTTCAAAGGTCGTTGGTGGTACTGCCCCAACGTCAGAGGTCATTGAAGAAGATCAATTCGCCGGATTTAGGAATAGAATGAAACAACTTGCCGGCATCAACGAGATACTTTAACAATTAATGGAGATTGAATAATGAGTGATGTATCGAGCTTTTTAAATGAAGCAACTACAGCTCACAGTCAGCTCACAAGCGCAGCCCGAGGCATGGCTGAGAAGTGGGAAGGCTCTGGCCTTTTGGATGGATTGGAAGGACATGAACGTAGTGGAATGGCCGTATTGCTTGAGAACCAAGCTGGTCAGCTTCTAAACGAGGTTTCTTTAACAGGTAACGAGAACTGGGCCGGCGTGGCTCTACCTCTCGTCCGCAAGGTTCTGGGGCAGATTGCTGCCAAGAACTTTGTATCGGTTCAACCAATGAACCTTCCTGCTGGGCTAGTCTTTTATATGGACTTCCAGTATGGAACAACTGCACAGGGTCGTACTGCTGGTGATTCCGTTTATGGAAATACGAGTGGTAGTGGAACCTTACCACGCAATGGTCTATATGGTGCTGGTAGGCATGCTTATTCTATTAATAATGTCACGCTTACTGGTCATACCGGAATTACGGCCGGATTGAGGACCGCATCGGCATCTGACTTGGATTTTGAAGCTGTTTCAGGAGTATACATTGTACACTCAATTTCAGCATCAGCATTAACAAATCCAGACATGAATGCTGTTCGGTCATTTATTCCTTCGGGATCGGTTGCTAACTTTGGTAACTGGTTACCACAGTTCACTAAGACAGCTCATAGTGGTACAACGATTAACTTTGTTGCTCCTTATGCAGCAGCTGCTGTTCTAAATGGTGTGGAATACAGCAAACAGCCCGCGACGGTGGTTGGTACTAACCAAGCCGGGGACTTTGAGGTTGCATCTGGTGAGGCCGATATCGGCATTCCAGAGGTTAACCTTTCACTTAGGTCAGAGACTATTGCAGCTAAGACGCGTAAGCTGAAATCTGTATGGTCGCCAGAACTGGCCCAAGACCTCAATGCTTATCACAGCATTGATGCTGAGGCTGAGTTGACGGGTATGTTGAGTGATCATATCTCCTTAGAAGTTGATTTGGAGATTCTTGACATGCTTATTCAGGCAGCTACTACAACCGACTACTGGTCGGCTCAGATTGGATCGATTTATGATGCAGGAACCGCAGCTTTTGCCTCGACCCCATCAACGGGTACTGCCTGGACTAATATGACTTGGTTCCAGACGCTTGGACAGAAGATGCAGAAGGTTTCCAATCGGATTCACCAGCTCACCCTTCGTGGTGGTGCTAACTTCGCAGTTTGCTCGCCAACTGTTGCTACGATCCTTGAAACCATCCCAGGTTTCATGGCTGGCACAAACGGTGATTCGATGGAATTTACTGCTGGAGTAACCCAGATTGGGTCATTCCAGAATCGGTTCCAGATTTATAAGAACCCGTATATGCTCGACAATGTTGTTCTTATGGGCTTCCGCGGGGCGAACTTCCTAGAGACAGGAGCGGTATATGCACCTTATATTCCGTTGATTATGACGCCTCTGGTGTACGATCCGACTAACTTCACACCGCGCAGGGGAGTTATGACCCGCTACGCGAAGCAGGTAGTCCGGCCTGAGTTCTACGGCAAGATCGTTATCGACCGCTTGGAGTTAATCTAAGTTAGTTGATAATAATACCTTCGGGTAGATAGTAAAAAGAGGGTGGGCCTTCGGGTCCACCCTTCTTTTTTTGTCCTATTGTAAATTTCTTTATTCTACCCCTTGACAATGGGAAGGAATTGTTATACCTTTATTGGTAATTGATTTAGACTTATTAAATACTTTTTTAAGTCTACCCCTTGACAGGAGTTGTTAAAGGGGTTACATTAATACATCATTAATTTATAAAAGGAATACTGTTATGAAAAAGAACAATCGAAAGTTACGTTTAGATTTTGATACTACAGGATGGGTTCCACTACGAAACCCAACGGTGTCAAAGTATGAAGATCTTCTCCTCCAGTTTGATCCAATTGCAGAGAACTTGGTGAACAGTGAGGAATATCAGTCAGTTAAGGTATCAGTGGAGACGTTGACGCAGGATGAACAGAAGAGTTTGTATAAGTCCATTGAGTCCCGATATGATAAGAAATACTCTGATTTTGACTATAAGATTAGATTATCTGTCGAACAGGCTGAGAAACCGCAGAATACTGGCCCTTCCATTAAGGGATATCTTGTTCGTTTGGTAAAGAGAAGCTAAAGAAACAGTAGTTTATATGTTGGGGGACTAGTGGTCCCTTTAGGTTTGTAATACTTTCGTCATATTTATAGGTATAATAATATGTTCGGAGGAAAATAATGACCTATAAACCACTAATGATAGTTGCTGCTTTTGTTGTACTGTCTCCTACCCAAGCTTTGGCTCAAGAGTCAATAGAAGACGATCCGGTGACATATGCGAAAGATGTTGCTCCGATTATTCAGAAGAACTGCACGGTTTGTCATCGGCCAGGTGGGATCGGACCCATTAATCTGGTTGATTACGACGATGCCAAGCGTTACGCTCGTCGTATCCGCCGTCAAGTTTCCAATCGTCTGATGCCACCGTACTACTACGACAACGATATTGGCATTCAGGAACTCAAACACGACTGGCGACTCTCTGATGAGGATATCAACACCATTGTCGAGTGGACTGACCAGGGTGCGCAGATGGGCGATCCAGAGTTGATACCGGAGCTAGATCTCATCGATACCGAAGAGTGGTCGTTCACGGCTACCTTGGGTTCGCCTGATGTGGTCGTTCCCTCGACCCCGATTGACGTACCAGCCCACGGACTCGACATGTGGCATAGGCCCTTCGTTCCCACGGGTCACGCGGGTGGAGAACGCTGTATCAAAGCGTTGCAGGTGAAACCAAGGGGCGTTGGCGCTAAGGCCGTGGTCCATCACGCGAATACTACGTTTCAGCTCCTACAAGAAGATGGTAGCTTTGAAGCATCTGGTGACCGGGCGTCTGAGTATGCGATGGGTAAGTTGGGTGAACTCATTCCCGATGGCGTCTGCCGGGTCATGCCCGAAGATTCATATATCCGCTGGGACATCCATATGTATCCTGGCGGGTTAGGCGCGGCTGCCCCGAATACGAGTATTGAGAATAACGTTGTGGAGTTGGGCATTTGGCTCCACCCAGAAGACTACGAGTACGAGTACAAACAAGATCTCTCTCTTTATGGTCTGCGTGAAGGCGAGCTGCTCATGCGTCCCAATGGCACGACTATGACCCAAGGTTTCAAGTCTTTCGAGCATCCGGTTCGCATCGACAGCTTCCAACCACACGGACACCTGCGCTTGGTATCCGCGTCTTTAGAGATCTTTTATCCGAAGACGGGACGCACAGAAGTGATCAGTATGATTTCGAACTGGAGCGCAACTTGGCACCAGAGCCACCTCTATGAAGACGATGTTGCACCTCTGGTCCCGGCGGGAGCGGTCCTAGTTATGAAGCAGTGGTACGACAACACGGCCGAGAACCCCAACAACCCAGATTCGGATCAGTGGGTTGACGGTGGTAGTCGAACTGCGGATGAGATGTCCCACGCCTGGATCGCGGTGACCCACCTTGATGAAGAAGGTTACGATAGGTTGGTCGAAGAACGGAAGGAAAGAGCGAAGATCATCTCCTAATTTCCAAGTGAACGTTTGATTACACCTTTTGCTATTTGGTGGGCAGGATGTGTTTCTCCGTACTTAAGTGCAGTTTTAATTAATATTTGGTTACCAGTATTAGGATTTGTTACTCTTTGTTTTAATATCTGTGCTAACTTACCTACGTTTTTACCGCGTTTTTTGGTAGGATCGTCTTTTTCATATCCTTGAATAAGTGGTTCATATTCTGATTTAGGAACTAAGTGGGTTTGTAGATCAATATTTAGATCTTTGGCTATTCCTTTAACTGCATCTATGTTTTTTTCGTGGTCATCAAAAAATCTAACTTTGGTATAGCCTTCTTTTTTGATTTTATTAGTTATGTAGTGTGATTTTGCTTGTGGACTCGCCGACTGTACACCCTTGATTCTAACATCCTTGGTAATTCCTATTGATTTTAAGTATTTCGCAATTTGTCTTTCACTATCAACGCCCCTTGCGGTAACGATTGCTACATCGGCGCCTGGGTGTTTTATTGCTTTTTTGAATAAGTCCATATACTTTTTAACTGGTTTTGGATCTTTTATCTCCGAAAACTCTGAAAAATCAAATTTATCGCCATCTTTTTGTACATACCCAGCATAATCATATGGAGTTAGATGACTAATCTTTCCACCATCATGTTTTACAATGACCTTAGAATTTGAAACTACTAAAGTATTATCAAAATCAAAAGCGTATAGGGTTTTTGCCATTCTAGGAATTCCGTATATAAATTTGGTTACTCATAAATAGTCTTCTTAAAGTTAACCTACTATTTATAGTCAGGAAAAATTGTACAGAGAGAACATAATGGCAACCACACCAGAATATATTTCCTATGATGGTAATCCAACAAATCCAAACGGATTAACTCCTTTCGGTATTTTTGATAGTGAATCTCTTTTTCAAACGGATGGTCCAAAGGTTGCAAATTTTGTAGCAACCCGCTTGGGTTATCCTATAATGGATGTAGAGCTTCAGGATATGCAAATTTATACATGTTTGGAAGAGTCGATTATTGAATATGGAAAACAGGTAAATCAATTTAGAATTAGAGATAATATGTATACCCTTATGGGAACATCTACTTCTGAAGATTTTACTCAAAAAAATATTATAGCAACACCCCTTGACCAAATAGTTCGTTTATCGGCAGAATATGGTACTGAAGCATTATCAGGCGGAAATGTAGAATTAAAGAGAGGACATATTACTGCTTCTGCTAATACAGCTTCTTATGATTTGAATGCTTTATGGTCAACCCCAAGTGAAAGTGGTAATGCAATTGAACTTAGAAAAGTATATCATCAAGGCAGTCCAGCCATTTCTAGATATTATGATCCGTTTGCTGCAACTGGATTAGGTATTACAAATTTATTTGCTGAATTTGGATTTGATGATTATTCTCCGGCGATTACATTTGTTATGATGCCAGCTTATGAAGATATGCTTCGTGTTCAAGCTATTGAAATTAATGATGTGATTCGAAAAAGTCAGTATACATTTACAGTTTCTAATAATAAACTTAAACTTTCACCAATTCCATTAAATAACTTTGCAGTATGGTTTGATTATTATGTTTTAAATGAAAAGACGGGTTCGGCGGTTCAGGTGGGTACTGTTAATCAATTTGTGAGTGATGCTTCAAATGTTCCGTTATCACACATTCAATATACAAATATTAATTCGGTTGGTAAGGTGTGGATTTACAAATATACATTAGCTCTCGCTAAAGAGCTTCTTGGGCTTATTCGTTCTAAATATCAATCAGTTCCTATTCCAAATGCAGATATTAGGATGGACGGAGAGATTCTTAGAAGGGAAGCTGTTCAAGAAAAAACGGAATTAGTTAAAGAGTTACAGGAAACCCTAGAAGCTTCTGGAAGGTTTCAACAGATGAAGGCTCAGGCTGAGGCTGTTGGACATCAAAGTCAGATTCTTCAAAAAGTGCCCATTCCAATTTATGTAATGTAATATGCCTAAATTTGTTTCTAGTAAAGATTTTGAATTTTTTCAACACATCAATAGAGAGATTAGTGCGGAAATTATTGATACGTTGGTCATTCTATATAAACTAAATCTTGATTATGTAAATACAAATATTTATGGGGAGTCTACTGAAAAGATTTCTTATACTGGTGTAGAAGTTTCTGCCTTCATTGACTATCAACCAAATGCAGCTGTTAGTAATGCTGATTTTGGAATTGATCAAACTCAAGAAGTAGAATTTAGATTTGTTCGTAGTATACTTGAAGAACGTCACATTTATCCAGAAATTGGTGACATTGTTGGTTATAATGATGCTTTTTATGAGATTGATAATATTCAAGAAGTTCAACTGATTGCTGGAAGGCCTGGATATAATGAGTCTATTATTTGTGAGACACACTTGACACGAAGAAGTAATATTCAAATTGAACCTAGACAGATATGATTAACATTAATTTAAAAACAAATGCTAAAAATTCTGAAGAATATAGAAATCGTGGATTGGATACTAAAGCAGAAGAACCTTCACGAATTTCTATTTCTTTGGTTGATATTGATACTGCTATAATAAAGTATATGGATGAAGTTATTCAACCATTTGTGGTTCAAGATGATCTTAAAGTTTCTGTTCCAATTTTGTACGCAAATCCAGAACGTTGGAAGAATACACGAAAGGATGGTGTGTTGAGAGACACACGGGGAAAATTACAAATTCCACTCATTATGATTAAGAGAAATAATATTGCAAAGAATGAATTAAATAATCCAATTAATAAATATTTGGAAAGAGATTTTTATTCAACATCGTGGAATTCTAGAAACAAATATGATAGATTTGCTATACAGAATGGAATTAAAGAAAGTAAAAGATATATTTCTGTAATGTATCCAGATTTTTATGATGTAGAGTATAGTTGTATGATTTGGACAGAATATCAGCAACAAATGAATGGGTTGGTAGAACAAATATCTTTTGAAGTTGAGAATTATTGGGGAGATAAAAATAAATATAAGTTTAAAACAAGCGTAGAATCATATAATAATTCTGTAGTATTACCACAGCGTTCAGACCGATTGGTTAGGTCTGAATTTACGTTGATGGTTAAAGCTTATTTGTTGCCTGAAACCACTGTAGATAAACATGGAAATCCAATTGATACAAATATGGTTAGATTTACAAATAAAAAATTGGTAATAACCGAAAGAATAGATTTAGGTGATACTGAGCTTGGTTAATTTTGGGATTTAAAAGACATATTTATCATGTGAGGTGGAAGACTCCCCTCCATAGGGTTTTTTATTAAAGGGTTATTTTATGAGTAAAATTACTGAAGAAGAACTACAAAAGATCAAAGACGGCCGTGAACAGGTATCGGTGGTTGCTGAGTACTTAAGTGAGTTAGTTCTTCAACACACGGTTTTAGATAATTTAGTTAAGAATGCAAAACAAGAGTTTTTGAATTTGGTTTCGGACGAAGAAAGTTACTTTGCTGAACTTAATAAAAAGTACGGCGAGGGGTTATTGAATATAGAAACAGGTGAGATTGAAACTTCTTAATGGAGATTAAGATATGGCAGAGCGTGTAGTCAGCCCCGGCGTATTTACGCGAGAACGAGATTTATCCTTCTTAGAGCAAGGTGTAGCTAACATTGGTGCAGCTTTTGTTGGCGTTGCTCAGAAAGGTCCAGCATTCATTCCAGTGATTGTTGATAGTCAGACAGAGTTCGAAGAGAGATTTGGTAAAGCAGATGAATACAGTTATCTTGGATATACTGTTCAAAATTATTTACAAGAAGCACAATCAGCAACCGTGGTTCGTGTTCTTGGATTGGATGGAACTAGTGCAGAAACAGCTACTCTTAAAACCACCAAATTAATTGTTAGTGGTTCAGGTGGTACGCGAGTAGCAGCTATTTTCCATCCGACTCTTAGTGGTTCTACGATAACATCTGCTTCTGTTGTTGCTCCAACAATGGATAATGTTACTATGTACCTGAGTTCTTCAGGTGGTGCTGCTGGTACATCTGGTACCGCTACTTGGACAACTGTTAGTATTTCTGGATCAAGTGCTAGTAGTGTAAGAAATGCAATAGGAACTAATCCTTACGGAACGAAGCCCGGATATGTATATGCATTTTTCCCCGATGCGGTTGATCCGACACGGGGAGGTATTACATTTGCTTCTGCTTCCACGGTAACCGGAACCGCGGCTGTAAACTTTAGTGGATCAAGAAGTTCATCCCCTGCTGCTTACACCAATGCAAAGACTCCATATCTTCGTTCACAACTAATTAGTGGAAATCGATGGGATCTATTTAAGGTTCATACCTTAGCCGATGGAACAAATTCAAATCGAGCTGTTAAGATTTCTATTCAATCTGTTAAGTATCAAACACAGTCTGGAAGTTTTGGCACGTTTTCCTTGTTGGTTAGGAGACATGGAGACACGGATAAGAATCCAGAAATCTTAGAACAATATGATAATTTGAACCTTGATTCAAATAGTTCAGATTTTGTTGCTAGACGAATTGGAAACAGTGCTCCATTTACTGATTCTGTCTCCGCGGAAACTTTTTATCAAGGAGATTATTCAAACAAGAGTAGATATGTTAGAATTGAATTAAGTGCAGATGCTTATGGATTGCCAGAAACCACGGTACCTTACGGATTTGCAGCTGTATCTACACCGTGGGCTGCTTCGTCAGGGGCGACCGGAACAGATAATCCAGTTCCTCCGTTAGTATTCGATACCGCTTGGACCCAAGGAACGAATACTGGACACAGTACTACCGCTACACGCGATCCTAAGAAATTCTATGGGTATGATTATACTGCTACAAATTATACAAATGCGAGTTATCTTGCTCCCATTCCAAATAGTGCTACAACGGTAAATTATATACCAGATAAGGCAACCGTTTCTACAGTACCATCGACTGTAACTGAATTTTCACTTGATAACATAAGAGCTAGTGAGGTTGCTGGAGATAATTTAAGTCTTACTGATTCTTCTCATATTACATATCGTAAATTCACAGTACCAATGCAGGGTGGGTATGATGGATTTAAACCAAGTCGTGAAAGAACACTTGGTCAGTCCATTGTAGCTACCAATACACAGGGGTTTGATTTATCAACATCCACTGCTGAAGGTTCAGTAGCCTTTAAGAAAGCTGTTGACGCAATTAAGAATCCTGAATCATTTGATATTAATTTGTTAGTGATTCCTGGGGTCAATTATGAACAACATCCATATGTTACTCAATATGCAATTGATGCGTGTGAGGATAGACAAGACTGCTTCTATATCATGGATCTGGCAAGTTGTCCAGCTAATGTAGCTATGGCGATTTCAAAAGCTGCATTACTTGATACAAATTATGCTGCTGGTTGGTATCCGTGGGTTAAAGTTTTAAATACTAATACTAATAGATTCGTGTGGGCTCCTCCTTCGGTCGTATTACCTGAAGTATTTGCATATAACGATAATGCTGCTGCTGAATGGTTTGCTCCTGCTGGATTGAATCGCGGCGGAATCCCAGGCGCAACCCAAACAAAGAGTCGTTTGACTAGAGCAACTAGAGATGAACTTTATGAGAATAGGGTTAATCCAATTGCAACCTTCCCAGGACAGGGAATTGTTGCTTGGGGTCAGAAGACTCTACAGAAGAAAGCTAGTGCTCTTGACCGGATTAATGTCCGGCGTCTTTTGATCGCGATGAAGAAGTTTATTGCTTCATCGTCAAGATACCTAGTGTTTGAACAAAACACAGAAGCTACAAGAAACCGTTTCTTGAACATTGTTAATCCATACTTGGCCAGTGTTCAGGAAAGACAAGGATTGTATGCCTTCCGTGTGGTCATGGACGAGTCAAACAATACACCGGATGTGATTGATAGAAACCAATTAGTTGGTCAAATTTATCTACAACCCGCACGGGCAGCTGAATTCATTGTTATTGATTTCAACATTATGCCAACGGGCGCAACATTCCCAGGAAATTAATCGTTATATTTTAAGATACGTTGATAATTATATAAAAGACCTTTTGGAGACAAAAATATGGCAAACCTAGTTAATGAACAAGAACTGTTCTTTAAGGCATTTGAGCCGAAGATGGCAAATAGATTTATTCTATATGCCGACGGCCTTCCAGCGTATGTAGTTAAGGGTGTTGCAAGACCGTCATTAACCCAAGATGCAAAGGTTCTTAATCATATCAATGTTCAGCGATACGTTAAGGGCCGTTCTGTGTGGGGACCAGTTTCAATGACGTTGTTTGATCCAATTGTTCCTTCGTCTTCTCAGTCGGTAATGGAATGGGTTCGACTTCACCACGAAAGTGTAACGGGTAGAGATGGATATGCTGATTTCTATAAGAAGGACATAACAATTAATGTATTAGGCCCCGTGGGAGATAAAGTTGAAGAGTGGATTCTTAAAGGATGTATAGTTACTCAGGTTACTTTTGGTGAGTTGAGTTTTGATACCGATGATCCGATGCAAGTAGAAGTGACCGTCCAACCAGATCTGTGTATCCTGAATTACTAAAAGTTTTTGATAAGAAACATAAAAAGTATTAAAAACAAAACCTCCTCAGCATTGGGGAGGTTTTATTTTATATAAAAATACTTATAGTAAGACACTTAATTCGGATTCAAAATTATGGCACAAAGTACTAGTTTAACAGTAGGTCAGGGTGAAACCTTTAAAATTTTAGTTTCAATTACTGATCAGACCAACACACCAATTAATATAACAGACCAAACGTTTAGTGGCCACGTGCGCGAAACGTATTCTTCAGAAGATACATCTGCGCTTTTTCAAACTGAAAAGATAGCGCCGAACACTTCGGGTTCACTTTATGTTAGTTTACCTCCAGCCTCTTCTTCGTTGTTAGATGCTCAAGATTATGTTTATGATGTATTAATGATAAGTGGGTCAACTACTCGTAGAACTATTGAAGGAAAGTTTGTTGTAAGACCTTCCGTTACAAGGTAAGTTAAATGCCGTATACTATTCCATCTGGGATTGCTTTAGACATACCTGACTTGAGAGTTACTATAACTCCACAGTCTGAATACAAAGTAACAATTCAGGCTGTTGATAGTTATAATACTGTGTTGGTTCAAAATACCACAAGTACTGTAACAAGAAATCCTAGTATATTTGTAGACCTTGCTGCATCAGCGAGTTGGGCCACTACGGCATCTTTTGCTATTGTTTCTGCAGGAACGGCTTCAGTAGCTATTACCGCAGATACCGCATCGATGGTTACAACGACACTTTTACCGGGCGTAGGACTTCCAATACTTACGGGATCGGTGATACTGTCCGGTTCTACCGCTACTGGAATTATTGGTGCAACTGCTAATTTAGATCCAGCCATCCCAACATCGTCTTTTCTTGGAGTTAATGTTGATTATAGAGCATTTAGAAGTGGTAGTGCAAGACAAGGAATATTATTGGCTACTTGGTTGGGAGGTGGTAGTGACCTACTTTCGTTTAGCGACGTATCGGCTGCTTCTGTTGGAGATACGTCAGATATATCGTTTTCTTTTATTTTAACTGGAGCAAATGCTCATTTGAGAATAACCAGTACAGGCTCCGGCCCCGATACTTGGACAGTACAAACCTATTTTAGATTGTTTCCTAAATTTTAAAACTAATTATATTATGAACTATTGTGTGGAGAATATGAATGGCTAATGAGTTTATCGCTCGTAAGGGTCTAATAGCATTAAGTAATTCCGAAGTTACTGGAAGTTTAGGAATTTCTGGAAGCGTAACGGTCGGGGACGGGTCAAGTATCATTTTCACGGACTCGCTGGTTAATTCTAGCATCTCGTCTGACGATGGACGGCTGACCTTCTCGTCAGGGGACAGCGGTGGGGGCCAATCCATAGTCTTCACGGATGTCGTGACCGAAGATAACTATTCGGTATCGAGCGTGCCTTGGACCTACATGCGGTTCAGTCCAGCCATCTCGATGCAGCCCACAACTAACGCACACACTTGGTCGCTGATGAAGTTGGAGCCCAACGTGAGCGGCAGCGGGAACACTGGCGACCTGGCTATCTTGGAGATCGCGCCGATCATGACGGCATGGGGCGGCGACGAATATCTGATCAAGGCCGGTACGTCGGTGTCCACCGATTTGTTCATGGTGAGCAGCTCGGGTGATCTGACGGTTGCGGGTGATCCCACGTTCAACCTCGGCGGTGTCGGCGGCCGTGCCCTGTTCATCGACGGTGCGGGCTCTATCCCGTCCTATGACGGCGCGACCGTCGCGGTGTTCCAGAACAATGACGCGCTGGGCCGCGAAGCACGGGTTGTCGTGCTCTCAGGCGCGAGCGGCGTTGGTACGTTAGCGTTTGGTGACGCCGCCGACGAGGACCGGGGTTGGATGGCGTATGATCAAGGCAACGATGATTTCTCATGGAAGGTCGGGGGCTCGTCTGATACGATGGTGCTATCGTCGTCGGCGCTTACCCTGTCAGGACACAGCCTCCGAATCGACACAATTGAACTTAACCACGCATCAGCTAATACATTAACAGCTTCTAGTGGTGTTCTTAGTATTGAAGGTAATCGTATCTTCCATGCTGGTGGAACTGATATTCCAGTTGCTGATGGTGGTACTGGAGCTTCCACCTTAACCGACGGCGGAGTTCTACTTGGTAGTGGTACTGGTGCAATAACCGCAATGGCGGTTCTTGCTAACGGTGAGATGATCGTTGGTAACGGCACAACAGATCCCGTAGCAGAAAGTGGAGCAACACTGCGAGATTCAATTGGTATTGGTGTAAGCGATTCACTAGAACTTACAGCACTTAATCTTGGGTCGGGAGGTGACACAACAATTACCCGAGCATCTGCTGGCGATATCGCTGTTGAAGGTAATCGTATTTTCCGTGTTGGTGGTGCAGACGTTCCGGTCGCTGATGGTGGTACTGGACAGTCAAATCTAAATAACTTAATCACGATGGGTACCCACACTACGGGAGATTATGTTGCATCTCTAGTAGCTGGAACGGGTGTCACATTATCAAATAATAGTGGAGAAACTGCTACCCCAACTGTTGCAATTGGACAGGCGGTCGCTACAACTTCTACTGTAACATTCGATACTGGATCATTTACAGGTGATGTTACGATTATTGGTAACTTACTTGTTCAAGGTGCTACTACACAAATCCAAACATCAGAACTTAAGGTTGAAGATGCATTAATTACCGTTGCTTCGGGCTCTGCAAATAGTACAGCCGCTAATGGTGCTGGTATTGAAATTGACATGGGTGGTCAAACCAACCCATCAATGACATGGGCCCATACAACTCAAGAGTTTGATTTCAATTATCCAATTAGTAGCAGTCAGTTTACAGGTTCATATTCCGGTGATGGTTCTGGATTAAGTAATATTGTAAGTACATTAACTACTGCTGGCGAAAGTGGTGGTGGAACTGTTGCTCTTAAGACCCAAACTCTTACGGTTACTGGTGGGGAGGGCATTGATACTGTTGCTAGTAATCAAACAATTACGATTTCTGGTGAAGATGCAACTGATTCAAATAAGGGTGTAGCTTCGTTTAATTCAACCAACTTTACTGTATCTTCCGGTGCTGTTACTTCTAATAATATTACTATTAATGGCGCAACTGTAACCCTTGGTGGTACTAGAAATGTTACACTAGCACAAATTACAAACGCTGGCGCTACTACTACTGACGTAGTAACGTTTAGTACGGGTGTTGCCGTTGCTGGTACTAATATCTCTGGATCATCGGTAGTGGTTGCTACGGGTGGTTCTGAAACTACATCGATTATTGCAACAGTTGCTACCGCTTCATACTCAAGTGCTCAGTTTGATTATTCTGTTGTCGAAGGCGGCGGGCTAGGTATAAGAGCTGGTACTGTTATAGCAGCTTGGAAACCTCTTGCGGGCACGATACAGTTTACGGACTTCTCAACCCCAGACATTGGTGACACATCAGATGCTACTTTTACGATGGACGGTTCGCTTGCAAATGCTAGATTAAAATTTACTTCTTCGACCGGATCGTGGACGGTTAAAGTAGCAACACGAACATTATAAAAATATAAAATAAAATAATTATCCTTTGGATAGTGAAAGAGGAAATATATGGCAAACGAATTCATAGCCCGCAAAGGGCTAATCTCAGTAAGCGACACTCAACTCACCGGCAGTCTCATCGTATCCGCTTCACAAGGTTCAGGTGTAGATTTATATGTAAGTGGAAGTGCTACAAAACCAAGAGTCGGCATTGGTATCGAAACTCCCGCAAAAGCCCTAACTGTATTAGGAGATATAAGCGCTAGTGGTAACATAGAAGTAGATGGTGGAATTACAGGTAGTGCGATTACTGGAAGTTTTAAAGGAGATGGTGCCGGAATAACAGGCCTATCCTCGGCCGCAGTTAGTAGTTATACAAATTCTACTAATAATAGAGTAATAACTTCGGTTGATTCAAGTACTATAAATTCTGAAGCTAATTTAACATTTGACGGAAGCAATCTCGCGGTGTTGGCCGGGAACGTCAACGTTGCCACTGGGGGCAAGTTAGGAATATTGGGCGGAGTCGCTTGGGTGCCGACAACATCCGGCACCTACATGAACCTTGAAGGCTCAGCGAAGCTGATGGTCAACGAGACTGCAAACGCCAACATGTCCATCGGCCTCACGATCAACCAGGCCACTTCCGACGACGAGATCCTCGCGTTCAAGAGTTCTGACGTAGCCCATGGCAGGGTGGGTTACGCCGAGACGGACACGTTTTTTAGCATCAAGAAAGGGAGTGCTGCCTACGGCGGTGTGACGCTTAGAGCACTGGCCGAAGACGCAGCCATGACGACGCCGCTCACGTTCGTAGCGCACGGTGGGACAGCGAACACGACGAAAAGTGCAGCAGGGCGCGCCCTCATCGAACTCATTGCTGTGGAGCACGACGGCTCGGACAGTGATGTAAATACCACAGCAGACGGCAACGTCCTCGGCGTCAGC